TGGGTCGGTTCCTCAAGGACGTGAATGTCGGCGCGCCGATCTGGAAGATGATGCGCAACCAGTTGGTGACGGAGAACCTCACCGAGCAGGCCGCCACGGCATGGCAGGACTTCAACGAATGGGCCATGCTGAACCCCGACAAGCCATTCCAGTCCTATCTGGATGCGCGACCCGGCGCGGCGCTGGATACGCTGATCGCCACCACCACGGCAACCCTGTTGCAGACCGGCGCCGTGCAGGGCGCCATGCGCTCCCAGATCCGGCAGAACCGCGCCATCCAGGCCGAGCGTGCCGGCCAGGCGCTGGACTACCTCAACACCTCGATCGGCAACACCGAACTGTCGAAGCGCGACCGCGGCACCTTGCAGCAGTTCTTGCAGTCTGCCAGCGAGAACGAGGACGGCACCGAGCAGACCGTGCGGATCAATGCGCTGGCGTTTGAGAATACCCTGATGCAGGCCGGCGTCGATCCCCAGCAAGTGCTGGCGCAACTGCCGACGGCGCAGGAGCAGTGGGCCGTGGCCAAGGAAGTCGGCGGCGACCTGGTGCTGCCGCTCTCCGAGGTGGCCGCGCAGACGTTCGGCACCGACGTGGGAAACGCCCTGCTGCCGCACCTGGCCGTCGGCGACGAGAGCATGAGTCTCGCCGAGGCGCAGGACTTCCAGAAGGGGCAGGCCGAGGAATTCCGCAAACAGGCCGAGGTGGTGATGGCCGAGAAGGAGCGCGACGACGTGTTCGTGCAGTCGGCCCAGGAGGTCGAGCAGACCATCACCCAGCAACTGGCTACCGCCAACCGATTCACGCCGGACGTCAATCGCGCCTACGCTACCCAGATGCGCGACTTCTATGTCACCACGGCAGCGCGCATGGGGATCACGCCTGGCGAACTGTTCAAGCAGTTCCCGATCAGCATCGTGGCAGAAGGGCAGGGGGCGCTGGAACAGGGCGACACGGTGATACCGACAAGTACCGTCAAGATCGGGAAGGCGTTCTCCTCGCTTGTAAATACGCTAGGCAGAGATGACGTCAGCGAATTGCTGATGAACTGGAACGATTCGGAACTTAGCAACGATGGGGCCAAGATCATTTTGTTCCCAGGCAGAGACAGGCGACAGTCTTACGGCGAGCTTGGTGGAAGCGTGAAAGTCGGCAAGGCCGAGTTCTTGTCATGGTTGCATAGTGACGCACCGCTTGATCCGGCCGTGTTCGATGTGTCTGAAGAATGGAAGGCCAAGGTCGAAGCTGCGCGCAAGGCGACAGGGCTTGCTCCTGCGCAACCGACTTTTAATCCCGTCGACATCAACTCACCCGAGTTCAAGGCGTGGTTCGGTGACAGTAAGGTGGTTGATGCCGACGGTAAGCCGCTGCGGGTGTATCACGGCACCCAGCGCGCCCCAAACGGAATTGAAAAATTTGGATCGCCGGCCGCTTCTTACGCAGGGCAACCGAGTGCGGGTGCGTCTTGGTTCACGAGCAACGCAGACACTGCCAGTGATTACGCTGATTGGATCACTGGTATTGGAAACCAGACTGTCTACCCGGTTTATTTGTCTTTGCAAAATCCTGCGTCACTCGACGACTACGACAGAGTGACGGAGCCACTTAAGGGCGTGGACCGAAATCCAGAAATTGGCCTGTACGACGATGGGGCAATTGACGCTTTGAAAGCAGCGGGATTTGATGGTGTCATGTGGACGCAAGCCGATGCGAGTGGTGGCCCTGCGGGGTTCTCAGATGACTACGACCTCACGATCGTCGCCTTTGACTCCAATCAAATCAAATCCGCCATCAGCAACATCGGCTCCTTCTCAAGCACTGATCCGAGGATTTTGTATCAGAAGAACAAACCGGGAGAGGGCGCCAACTTCACCACCGGCGACCTAGACAAGGTCAACCCTGCCGTGCGCGCCGCAGTCGAGTCGCGCATCAGCAAGATGTTGCCGGAAGACCAGCAACGCATCCGCGCCAACTTGGAAGAACACAAGAGCACTGCCTGGGCCGCGGCGGCCGTCAAGGGCATGGCCTATCGCGAGATGCTGGAACGTGCGATGGCCGGCGAAGACATCAGTGATCTGGAGGTCAATCAGATCTGGGGCAAGCAGGACATGGCCGCCACGCAGATCATCAAGACCTTCAAGAAGTACCCTGATGTCGGCGCCAAGCTGCTGACCTCCTATCTGCGCACCTACGACTTCATTGGCGGAAACCGCAAGGCCGAGAACGACATCTCGACATCGTTTGCCAACTGCGCACCGAGCAAAGCGTGCGCCGTGCATTGCTATGCCGCTGGCAGCAACGCCCGGCCGAACGAGATAGCAAAGTCGGAATTCACGGAATTTATGATCGAGCATTTCCCGCTGGAGATGACCGACAAGATCGTTGGCGATTACATGGCCACCGCCGCTGGCAAGGCCGGCCTGTCGCTGCGACTGAATGACAAGGGTGATCTGTCGCCGGCGCAGGTCAAACTGATCGGGTTGCTGAATGACCAGGGCGTTGCCGTCCAGGTATTCTCAAAGCGCCCCGAACTGCTGCGCTCGATCTCCGACATGAACCTCAAGATGCTGTCCATCGACGGCACCAACATGGCCGTGGCAGAGGCCAACCCTGACCTGCGACTGGCCGTCACGATCACCGACGACATGACCGAGGAAATGCTGACCCCGTTGCAGGATCGCGTGTCGGTGTATTTGCCGGTCAATCTCAAAGGGCAGGCCATCACCCAGGAAGAACTGCGCTCACGGTTCCCGAATCTGTACGGGCGCATGCGCAAGGAAAACCTGTGCCCGGTGGATGGCGGAAAGCTGATCACCAAACCCGGCACGTCGTTCGTTGACATCAAGGACGGCACGGCGGAAAAGGGGGTCTGGACCTGTACGGCCTGCGACCTGTACGGCAACGCCGGATGCTTCAAGGGCGACCGCGCCACCAACCAGCGCAAGGCGCAGATCCTTCTGGTGTCCGATCTCAAGCGTGACCTGGAGATCAAGCGGGCTAGAAAAGAACTGGAAACTCAGCTAGACTTACTGCAACGAATTGGAGGCATCGATGCTGCCCAACGAAAACTCATTGGCGAAGCACTTTCTCAAGGGCAACGCGACCTACGGGAAGATGCTGTCGCCGGACGAATTGTCTCAGGTGACCCAGGCGCAGGCGAAGCGATTGGCGGAACAGGCGAAAGCAGCGCAGGAATACGAAGTCCTGATGGCAACACCTTCGCGCAACCCGGCGCCACAGACAACCGCGGTGGGTTCAGTCCCGAGTCTCTAACCCTCATCCTTGGCAAGAAGGCCGACCTCTCGACCTTCTTGCATGAGTCTGCCCACTTCTATCTGAAGGTGATGGGCGACCTGGCCGGGCGCCCGAATGCCCCAGCGCAGATCCGCCAGGATCTCGAAAAGACCCTCGCCTGGTTCGGTATCCAGGGATCGCCGGACGTGTCGGCGACAGACCTCTGGAACGCGATGTCGCTGGAGGAGCAGCGCCCCTACCATGAGAAATGGGCCGAGTCTTTCGAGGCCTACCTGTTCTCGGGCAAGGCGCCGAGCATCGAACTCCAGACCGTGTTCTCGCGCTTCAAGCAGTGGATGCTGCGCGTCTATCAGTCGTTCAAGGACTTTGCCGCCGGCCATCCCGAGGCCGAGATCAACCCTGAGATCAGCGCCATCTTCGACCGTCTGCTGGCGACCGACGAGCAGATCAAACTGGCCGAGCAGGCCCGATCGATGATGCCGCTGTTCGGCAACGAGCAGCAGTCCGGCATGACCCCGGGCGAATGGACGGCCTACCAAGAACTGGGCCAGGAACCGACCGACGAGGCCAAGGCAGACCTCAACGCCAAGGGCGTGCGCGATATGACCTGGTTGCGGCGCCTGCATGCCCGCTTGGTGAAGAAGTACAACGCCGAGGCCGCGGCCCTGCGCGAGCAGGAGATGATCGAGGCGCGCCGTGAGGTGATGTCGCAACCGATCTACCAGGCGTGGTCGTTCCTCACCGGCAAGCCGCTGGCGGAACCTGACCAGGCCTATCAGGAATACAAGCAGGCGCGCGCGAAGTACGACGCCGACCGTGCCGCGGAACTGGACAAGCAGCGCAAGAACGCTGAAGACCAACTCTGGAACGGATCGGCCGAAGGGCAGAAGAAGTACCGCAAGCTGAACACGATGCAGAAGGCGCGCACGTCGTTCATCAGCGCCATGGACGACCAGATCAACGCCCTGCGCGACAAGCTGATGGCGCCGTGGGATGAGGCGAACGTGGCGCCGGTCGACCCGCGGCCGAAGGCCAGCAAGGAGAAGTCACCGGAAGGTGTGGATGAGAAGCGCGACAGTCTGTTCGTCGCCATTGCCAAGCTGGGCGGGATCAGCAGCGAGCAGGCGCTGGGCGAGGGATGGATACAGAAGGGCGACAAGTCACCGCAACCGGCATTCGGCAAGCGTGTGTGGCACAGCAAGGGCAAGACGCTGGATGAGATGCGACTGGTGCTGGAGCAGTACGGCTACACCTTGCCCAACGATCCGACCAACCCGAACTGGAATCCGCGGGAACTGGAAGAAAAGTTCGGCGAGGAACTGGCCGGCGCGCCGCAATACTCGCTCAACGCCGACTACGACTACTTGATGGGTGGGCCGGAAAGTTCCGACGTGGCGCAGGCCGACTACGGCAAGATCCGGCTCGACTCCCTGCGCGAGATGAAGCTGCCCGAGGAACTGATCAATCACCTCAAGGCGCTGCGCATGACGGCCGCCGAGGGATTTGATCCAGATCAACTCGCCGAGCGGTTCCGATTCTCCAGTGGTGATGAACTGGTGCGGAGCATTGCCGCGGCCAATACGCCGAAGGAAGCGATCGAGGCGCTGGTGGATCAGCGGATGCTCGAGAACCATGGCGAATTGGCCTCGCCGCAGGCGATCGCCCTGGCGGTGGATGCTGCCATCCACAACGAGGCTCGCGCCCGTCTGGTGGCCACGGAACTGCGTTTCCTGACCAAGGTGCAGACCCCGGTGCGCGTGCTGATGTCGGCCGCCAAAGACTTCGCCGAGCAGATCCTGGGGCGCAAGAAGATCCGTGACCTGACGTCGGCGCCGTTCATCTCGGCCGCCAGCCGCGCCGCGGCCAACGCCCAACAGGCCATGACCGATGGCAAGCAGGATGTCGCCGCGGCCGAACTGCGCAACCAGTTGCTGAACACCACGGCGGCCAACCGGGCGATCGGCGCCAAGGCCGAGGTGGAGAAGTCGCTCAAGTACCTCAAGAAGTTCCTGCACGGCAACTCGCGCAACTCCATCGACGTCGAGTACATGGAGCAGATCGAGACCCTGCTGGAGCGGTTCGATCTCAAGCCGGCCAGCAACAAGGCGATCGACAAGCGCACGGCGCTGACCAAGTGGGTGACAGCACAAGAGGATGCCGGGATGGAACCGGATATTCCTGACTACCTGCTGGCCGAGGCAAACCGCACACACTACAAGAACCTGACTCTGGACGAGTTCCGCGGACTCGTAGATACCGTGCGCCAGATAGAGCATCTTGGCCGGCTGAAGAACCGTCTGCTGACCACCCGTGACAAGCGGGCCTTCGACGAGGTGGTTGGCATCCTCAAGGCCAGCATCGACGCCAACAACGTCAAGGGGCGCCGGGCCAACAACATCGAGCGGGACACCTGGGCATCCCGCGCCGGCAGCGTGTGGAAGGGGGCGATGGCCGTGCACCGCAAAATGGCCAGCATGGTCCGCGAACTCGACGGGTTCAAGGACGGCGGGCCGATGTGGGAATACCTCTTGCGCTCGATGAACGACGCCGGCAACCGCGAGGCCACCATGCGCGAGCAGGCCACGGTGCGGCTCAACGAGATGTATCAACCCCTGCTGAAGCTGGGGGCGATGGGCGGCAAGGGGGTTGCTATCCCGGCGATCGGACGCAGTCTCAACCGCACCGAGCGGATTGCCGTGGCGCTGAACGTCGGCAACGACGGCAACTACCAGCGGCTCAAGGACGGGTACAACTGGAACGATGCCCAGGTTGATGCTGTTCTTGCCACGCTGACCCGCGAGGATCTTGCTTTTGTGCAGCAGGTCTGGGACTTCTTTGAGTCCTACCGTCCGCAGATCGGCGCCAAGGAGAAGCGGGTATCCGGCAAGGAACCCGAGTGGATACCTGCCGTGCCGCGCACCGTAACGCTGGCGGATGGAACGCAGGTTGATCTGCGTGGCGGGTATTACCCGATCAAATACGACCCGCGCCAGTCGGTCAAGGCAGGTCAGCACCAGGATGCCGAGGATGCCAAGGCCATGATGCGGGCGGCCTACACCGCAGCGACAACCCGGCGCAGCTTCACCAAGCAGCGCGCCGCCGAGGTCAGCGGGCGCCCGCTGCTGCTGTCAGCGGAGGGGTTGTTCTCAGGAGCGTCGGACGTGATCCACGACCTGGCCTGGCACGAATGGTTGATCGATGCCAACAAACTGTTGCGCGCCGTCGGCCAGGACATCAACGACATCTATGGCGCCGAGTGGGTGACCGAGTTCAAGAAGACCGTCGAGGATACGGCCCGCGGAGAGCAGGGGGCAAACAACATCATCGAGCGCGGGCTGAACCATATTCGCACCGGCGCCACCGTGGCGGGGCTGGGATGGAACCTGATGACGTCGCTGCTCCAGCCGCTCGGCCTTACCCAGTCGTGGGTGCGGATCGGGCCGGCATGGGTGGCCCGCGGCATGAAGGGGTTCCTGTCTGACCCGCTGCATGCGCTGGAGAAGATTTCCGCCAAGTCGGAATTCATGCGTGTGCGCGCCAAGACCATGCAACGCGAGATCAACGAGATCCAGAACCAGGTGCGCGGCGGCAAGGGGGAAGTGCGCACGGTCATCGAGGGGTCGTTCTTCACCCTGATCCAGAAGGTGCAGTTGGTCGCCGACATTCCCACCTGGATGGGGGCATACGAGAAAGCAATGGCCGAGAACACCGACGAGGCCATGGCCGTGGCGCTGGCCGACCAGGCAGTGCTCGACTCGCAAGGCGGCGGCATGATCAAGGATCTGTCGCGGGTGCAGCGCGGCAATCCGGCGTGGAAACTATTCACCAACTTCTATTCGTTCTTCAACGTCGCATTGCAACTCGGCGTCGAGCGGACCCGCGCCACCAACTTCACAAAACCGGGAGAGGTGGTCAAGCTCGGTGCCGACTATCTGATGCTCTACAGTGTTCCCGCCGTGCTCGGCGCATTGCTCAAGGATCTGATAAAGGGTGGCGACGACGATGAGGAAAAGCTGATCAGCAAGTTGATTGCCGAGCAGATCAGCTATTTGCTGGGGCTGTTCGTCGGGGTGCGTGAGATGACTGCTGCCGCGCAGAAGGCCGCCGGCGTGCAGCAGTTCAACACGGCCTATTCCGGCCCGGCTGGCTTGCGCTTCTTCCAGGAACTGGACAAGCTCACCAAAGAGATGGACCAAGGGGAATGGGACGATGCGCTGCGCAAGTCGGCCGTCAATGTGGGGGGCATCCTGTTCCACTACCCTGCCGGACAGATCAACCGCACCATTGACGGCACGGCCGCCCTGGTCGAAGGGCGCACCAGCAATCCGCTGGCGCCGCTGGTAGGTCCGCCGCCGAAGAACTAGACCTTGCGTTTCATCGCGTAGCGGGCGACCGCTATCGCAACCACCAGTCCGGCGAGGAACACCGTCGGGCTGGACTGGTCTGCGCCGAACATTCCGGCCAGCATGTTGAACGCGATCATGGCGCCCATTGCAGCAAGTGTGGCTCTCATGGCGACCTCCTTATGCGGGCATTGTATCCCCGCCGTGCGTTTAAGCGCATGGGAGTACCAGAGAATGTGGCATTCCTCGCGGAGGCTACGCATGACAATCTCCAGCACCTACACCCCGGCGCAATTCAGTGGCAACGATGTTGCAGTGGCGTTTGCCTTCACCTTCAAGACGTTTGACCAGGCCGACCTGGTTGTGGTGCTGACCAGTTCAGCAGGCACCGAGACCACGCAGACGATCACCACCGAATATACGGTTGCGCTCAACGCTGACCAGAACAACAACCCGGGCGGCACCGTGACCATGCTCACGGCGCCGGCGACCGGCGAGACCCTGACGATCGCCCGCGAACTCGACGCCTTGCAGGAAACCGACATCGCCAACGGCGGTGGGTTCTACCCCGAAGTCCTCGAGGATGCGCTCGATCGCCTCACCATGCTCTCGCAGCAGAACTCCGACATTCTGGCAAGATCCTTGCGATCGTCGGTGGCCGGCGGATCGGTAGGCGACTTGCCGACGGTGGCCGATCGCGCCAGCAAGTACCTGGCATTCGATGCCAATGGTGATCCGGTAGCCACCAGTAGCACTGGCACTGGCCCGGTGATCTCGACCTTTGCCGAGACTCTGCTGGACGACACCACGGCGGCGGCGGCAAGAGCGACACTTGGCGTGGCCATTGGGACGAACGTCCAGGCGTACAACGCCACCCTGGCCGCCATTGCTGCGCAGGCCGAGGCCGCCAACAAGATCCAGTATTACACGGCCGACAACACCCCCGCACTCCTAGACTTCAAGGACGAGGACAACATGGCCTCGGACTCGCCCACTGCGGTCCCGTCGCAGCAGTCGGTCAAGGCGTATGCAGATACCAAGACCACTTTGGCAGCGACAGCGGCGGCAGATTGGGCGCCAAAGGCGTGGATCAGATTCAACGGCACCGGCACCCCGGCGATTGTGTCCAGCTATAACGTCGCCAGCATTACCGACAACGGCACCGGCGACTACACCATCAACTTCACAACCCCGTTTGCCAATACGAACTACTGCTTAATCGGAACGGCCGATTCTCAAATTGGCTCGACCAACGCAACCCGTAGCGTCGAAATTCACACTTTGAGTGTTGGCAGTGCGCGCATCCAAACCGTCAACTCAGCGGGTGGACTTGAGGATGTGGAACATGCTGTCATTATGATTTTTGGGTCACAGTAACTACATCCCGCCAGCATAGGCGAGAAGGGAAGAAGCAAATGGACAACGATGCACAGCAATTCGTCAACGCGGCTCTCGGGGTGATTGCTTTTCTCGGTGGCGTCGTCATGAAGGTGGTCTGGGATGCGGTGGCAACACTCAGAGTATCGCTCAAGGAGATGCGTGACGAGGATGCCAAGCTCGCTTCCAAGGTGCAGGCCATTGAGGTACTGGTCGCCGGGACGTACATCAAGCGCGATGAGTTTGAGAAGTTATCCCAGGCCTTGTTCAGCAAACTCGACAAGATCATGGAGAAACTCGACTCCAAGGTGGATAGGGGCGAGTGCGAACGGTTCCACGACAAATGATTCCTTCGCCGGCCTGCATCGAATTCGTCAAGTCGTTTGAGGGGTTCCAGGCGAACGCCTACAAATGCCCCGCAGGGGTCTGGACGATCGGGTACGGAACCACAGAATACGTCCAACCGGGCGACACGGTCACCGAGGCCGAGGCTGAACGTCTGCTCTACAACGAATTGCTTTCCTGTTCGGATGCGGTGTGCGATCTGGTCGATGTCGATCTTGAGCAGCACCAGTTCGACGCCCTGTGCTCATTCATCTACAACGTCGGGCGCAGCGCATTCTCGGGATCGACCCTGCTCAAGCTGATCAACGCCGGCAACTTCTCGGCCGCGGCGGCGCAGTTCCAGCGCTGGAACAAGGGAGGCGGCAAGGTGCTGGCCGGACTGTCCAGGCGGCGCGAGGCCGAGCGGGAGATGTTCAATGGCGACGTCGCTGCTTAAGCACCGGATACAGACCCTGGTACTCAAGGAGTTCGCGCCGTTTCCATCGCAGGCGCAGGACGCGAAGGACATGATCAAGGAGTGGCGGCATGAGCAACGGTGCAAACTTGTCCGATCTGAGCGTGGTGCTGATCATCGTGGTGCCGGTGATTCTGGCGCTGCTGCTGGCGTGGGAACACTGGAGAAAGAATGATGGACCCTATTAGCGTTGCTCTGGGCCTGGCGCAATTTGCCCCGGCCATCCTCAAGTGGATCACCGGCAGTGACAAGTCGGCCGCCGTGGCCGAGAAGGTGGTTGACATCGCCAAGGCCGTGACCGGCCGCCCCGATGGCCCTGCTGCGCTGACTGCTCTCCAGGCAGATCCGGCGGCAGTGCTCAAGTTCAACGAGGCCGTGATGCTGAACGAGACCGGGCTGGAGAAGGCCTACCTACAAGATCGCGCCGACGCCCGGGATCGCGACAAGGAGTTCATCCGCGCAGGCCGGATCAACTGGCGGGCGGACATCCTGGCGTTCCTCGCCGTGTCCGGCCTGGTGACCTGCGTCTGGTTCGTGGCCAGGGATTCGGCGCTGCCCGAGCGCGCCGTCAATGCCATCATGTTCGTGGCTGGCGTACTGGCCAGCGCCGTGCGCGACGTCTATGGATTCGAGTTTGGATCGAGCCGCGGCAGCAAGGAAAACGGCGAGACCATCCGGCAGATGCTGTCTCAGAAATAGCTGTCTAATACTCGACGCAGCACCCAAGTGTAGCGCGGCATTCGTGTCACGCATTACGCATTTTGTTTTAGACAGAACAGCGCAAACCATGTTGCGCAATCAGCACCTTAGCGCGCATTGCTGCGCTTACTGATGCCATAAAGACGACAGCCCATTTTATGCGGTTCTCCGGTCGATTTTGGTGATTTGAATTAGACGCGTCTAATACTTCTGCTTTGCTACAGGGGTAACGATGGGCGTTTCCTTGCTGCGCAGGTAGCGCAAATGGCTAGATTCTGAGTGGTGACCGAGCAGCGCCTGGGAGTCAATCCCCTGCTTCTTCGCGTCCGTGGCGGCCTTTGCCCTGATGTCGTGCATGTGGGCATCCTCGACCTTTGCGCCGACGCAGGCGCGATCCCATAGCGTGCGGACGGTGCTGTAGGTGAACGGGGTTCCCTTGCGCGAGTGGAACAGCGTCATGCCCTTGACAGACTGATGCAGGGCGCGGGCCGTGGCGACGGCGGCGCGTAGATCATCCGTCCATCCGACAATGAGCCGGTTCTTGGTTTTCTGTTGCTTGAAGGTTATTCCATCATCTCCAAGGTCGGCAATGCGAATCGCTAATACATCGCCAATCCGCTGGCCTGTCAAATAGCTGATGTCCATGATCGCCCGCATGGTCGGGGTTGCCTTCTGCCAGATGGCGGCAAATTCGCCGTGTGTGATGTAGCGATCTCGGGTTGCCGTCGCCATTGGTTGTACGTCGCGGGCGACGTTGCGCTCGACCAGTTGCTCGCGGAATGCGTATTCTAGGGAACCAATCAGCACGGTTCGCATGTGGTTCGCCATGCCTGGCTTGTGCCGGTGGTGGTGCATGATCGCCATGATGTCGCGGGCCGTGACCTGGGCCGGCGTGAATTCGACAAGGATCTCGGAAAGCTGCCGAACTACTACGTTGTAGGTTTGCCGCGTCTTGGTGGCGATCTGAATATCATTCATCCACCGGATCATCAAGTCGGGCATCTTTTCGCCGCCGGTCTCGCGCCGGCTGGCGTACTCGCGCAACGCTTCGCCCTCGGATTCACCTAACCTAATCCACTTGCCGCGCTGGACTAGGTAGTAGGCACCGTGTTTAGCGTAGACGCAGGCTGGGAGATGGCGATCTGTCTTGCGTGGGCGCATGGAAGATGGACTCTTTGAACACGACGATACTACCATCCGGCCTGGTGCGGTATTGAATTCCAAGAGCGTCCAATACCTTGCGCTGCGCTGGAATGCGCTCGCGCTCGGTAAGGGCGGCTATTTCTTGGCGGGACAGGATCAACCCTGGCTCCTGATGTAGGTCACGATTGCGCCTCCTTCATTGCTGCGTCGATGGCGGCGTCGAGTTGCTCTCCGCTAATCAAGAATGTGGAATCGTCGCAGGGGTCGAAATACATCAACGTGTGGAGTCGCTCGTCGTAGTCGTTGCGAATGAACCGATACCGCTCCGCATCCTTCCGCAGTTCGCTCTTTGGCATACGAGCGTGAGCGTGTTTGAATGCTCTTAGATCACCCATTTCCTGCGTCAGTTCCTCCACCTTGGATTCAGCCGCAGCGAGTTTCTGATTCGCCATTTGCAAGTCGAGGTCGATGGTTTCGAGTCGGCTCACCTTGGCGCGTAGGGTAGCGGTTTCATTGCGCCAAAATTCCTCATTGGTGGCGTGAGCCGCTCCGGTCTGCATCCATGCTGCAATGCGTCTAGCGAAGGCTTCAGCAAGATCAACATTCATCTCTATTCCGCTGGTTTTTTCGTCACACCAGCACTGCGCTGCAATGGCTTGAGCTTCGGGCATCCAATCGTAGGGTTTTGCATCCATCTCTCACCCCCCTATCGGCGCGAACGCCAAGTAACCAATCGCAAGGCCGAATACCAAACCTGTTGCGAGTCCGTAGAGAAACATAGCGGTCATTTGATTTCTTCCATCTCAATGAGCAGGTCCAGGAAGTGCCTGGCCTTCTTGAGATCCTCGATGCCGTTCTTGTTGCGCCAGCGACTGACGTACTTGATGACGCTGCCCTCGATGTACCCAATACCGTTTTTGTGGATGTACTCGACCGGCTGGATGGCCATGGTCTTGTAATGCCCGCCGCCGACCTGGACGTCCAGCGCGCTGGGATCGGCCGGCGCCGTGGTGATCGGATCGAACTGGCATCCGACCGTCAGCACGCAGTTCCCCTCCGTGCCCCAGCGACACTGCTCGCACGGAGGTTCCGGTTGCGCGTCGTGGATGTCTGGATCGAGGTAGTCGTTGTGCATGGATGTGAAACTCATGGTGATGTCCTTTTCATGTAGTCAAGCAGGATCTGCTGCACGTCGGCCTTGCTCTGGCGCCGGACGGCAACGAGTTCATCGACGGTGTTGCGCGCCACAATGCGATGCACATACACCTCGCGGTTGCGACCGGACTGCGCCTGGCGAGTGGGGCCGATCCGCTCGAGGATCTGCATGTCCTCCTCGAGGTTCCAACCCGACGAGAAGTAGGCAAGGATGTTGCCCCCGTCTTGCAGGTTGAGACCGTGGCCGGCGCTGGCCGGGTGGGCTACCAGGAGATCGATCTTCCCGGCGTTCCAATCCGCAATCGTCTGCGGGTTCTTGTCGAGGTGGCGGGCGCGCTTGCCGAACTTGGCGAGGATACGGGCGAGGTCGGAGCGGAACTGGTAGGAGACCAGCACAGGCGCGCCCGCAGCTTCCTCAACAATGTCTTCCAGGGCATCAAGTTTTTCATCATGGATTGCTTCCCAGTTGCCGGCGTCGTCGACATAGGCGGCGCCGTTTGCCATTTGCAGGCACTTGTTGGTGCGGGCCGCGGCGCTGAATGCCTCGACTTCGTGCGTGCCGATCTGCGCGAACATCTCGCGCTCCATGTCCTGATACAGGCGGCGCGCCTTGGGCGGCAGATCCACCAGGATGGTGTTCTCGATCAGCGGCGGCAGGTCGAGGTAGTCGGATGCCGTGATGGTGATGCAGAGGTCGGCCAACTTGGCCTGGATCTCGGCTTGCGCATGGGGCAGTGGCTCAAGCCCATACCCGTCGTACTTCATGCGGAACCACCGATCGATGAAGGACTGGTGCGTGCGGCCCAGACGGATGCCGGCATCGAGGAACCACTGGATTCCCCATAAATCCCCGAGGCCATTACCGCAGGGTGTACCTGTCAAATTTATCCAGCGTGTGGCGCGCTTGTGCGCGTATCGGGCGATCGCCCTGGCGCGGGCCGTTCCTTGCCGCAGGCGGAACCCTTTGAGTTTGGTGGCCTCGTCGGCGATGACAGTCTTGAACGGGAAATTGTCGCCAAGGTGGTCGGCCATCCACACCAGGTTGTCGTAGTTGATGCAGTAGATGTCGGCGCGGCGAGCCAGGGCAAGGCGACGTTCTTGCGCGGTGCCAGTGACAACAGACACACGAAGGTGCTGGAGGTGAGGCCACTTCTTTACTTCGTCCGGCCAGGTTGTCTGCGCGACACGAAGCGGGGCAAGCACCAGCACCGGATAGACGTCGTCGATAAGGTTCAACTGTTCGATCGCCGTTAAAGCGGACAGGGTCTTTCCGCTGCCCATTGAAGCGAACACGTTGCACCGTGGATTGTCAATGATGAACCTGACAATGGCTCGCTGATAGTCACGGAGGCTGGGGAAGTTAGACATTATTCAAGGTTGCAAACGCACCAAAATGTTTAGCGGCGGCCTCGTCATAAACCCAAGATGCCTCGATCGGATCTTGAAATCTCCCCAGATAGGTCTGCTTCCCGTTTATTTTGATCTGCGCGTGCCAAAGTCCGCTTTTAAGATTTTTAGACACTCCCCTCAACCCCGACGTGTTGTGCGAAGGTATGCCAGAATTCCCTGTGTTTTGCTGTTGAGTACAGGCGCGAAGATTTGCCCATTGGTTGTCTAACCGGTCCCGATTGACATGGTCGATCTCAGATGGCGCTTCTCCCTCAACTAAGAACCACGCGAGGCGATGCAACCGGATAAATTTTTTGCAAACACTTACATGCAAATAGCCCTTTCCGTCTACGGTTCCGACAACTTCCCCTGCCGATTTGTTTGACCGTCCTACTTTTCTTGTGATTGCCCCGGTTACCTTGTCGTAGGAAAATAGCGACGACAGGAAGTCAAACCCAAAACCCTGTAGCGTGGTCATCCCAACACCTCGTCAATCTTCTCCACCGTGTCCAGCACCAGCACCCGCTGGCCCATCTTCAGCATGCGTGCGTGCTCCCTTGCCTGATGCGCCTCGGCCTCGCCGCCGGGGCGTTTTGTTTCCACCCAGTGCAGTACGGCGCCGGGGAGCATCACGACGCGATCCGGCGCACCGCGGCGGCCGATCCATTTGAGTTTGCGCACCTCGCCGCCCAGCGCCTTGACGCGGGTGACCAGGTGCCGCTCGACATCCCGCTCGCGCATCAGATTCCCCAGAACCCGTAGCAGGGGACGAAGCGCCACTGCATGGCGATCTTGGCGCGGACGATGTGCGGATCGCCGTCACCCTTCGCGGTGTGGGTGGTGACCCAGACCCATACGGTCTTGTTCTTGTTCATTGCGAGATCCCCAACTGACGATGCAGGACGAAGCGGTCGAGTTCATCCCGCTTGCGCATGGCCTGGTGCTCCAGGTCGCGGGCGAGGTAGCTGTCGTCGGTGTGCCAGGCGAGGTAGGCCTGGATCTCGAGGCGGCGGGCCAGCCACCATGTCCACCAGTAGATGATGGTGCTCATGCGAAGATCTCCTCTTGCTTGGTTGCGACAACAAGGCCCAGGTCGGCGAGCATCGACTCGGCCTCGGCGATGTACCAGTCCAGATCCACGTCGGCCGGGAAGGCCGCGGGCAGGGTCTGGCAGGCCTTGGCGCCGTCGGATCGGGCGACCTTGTTGCCGTTGCTGGCGTAGGTGATGGGCGCGCCGTCGGCCCGGCTGTAGTACCAGCGCACCACGCGGCCCAGCGGCTGGCCCTTCCACACGGCGCCGCCCTTGACCTGGCGCAGGGTGAGGAACTTGCGGATGTCCTCGCACCAGGTGATGGTGTCCTGGACCGGCGTGCCGTTGCGCAGGTAGTCGATGACGGCGGTGGTGCAGATCTCGTTCTGCGGCGACTTCATCAGTGTGGTGGTGGCATAGGCGCCCTTGGTCTTGATGCTGCCGTCGGTCTTGATGGCGATGTAGTTGTTCACGTCCCGCGAGTACAGTGCGGCGTAGTGCGCGGCGTCGGTGTCAAACCCGGTGGTGGTCTCCCACCAGCAGACGATCGCATCCATCTCGGCGACCTTGGCGCGCGGGCACTTGATCACCACGCCGTCGGTGTTGGCGCTGACAACGCGGATGCCGTGCTGCTCCAACCGCTCGATCAGCATCAGCAGCGCCAGTTGCCCGGTCAGGGTGACCTGGAGGAACAGCGCCGGGGCGTACAGCACCGACCACTTGCTGCCCAGCTTGCCGAAGCTGCCGTTGATGCAGATCTTCAGCGCAGCGTCGGTGACCTTGTCGCCGGCCGCCTTGGCCGCGAGGCGGCGCTGGACGATGCCGGCATACACCGGCAGGAAGTGTTCTCCCATGTTGGTCGGCGCCAGGCCGCAGCGCAGGATGATCGACGGGTAGTAGCTGGCGACGTCACGGTCGACCAGCAGGGTGTCTGCGTCGGCGTGGTGGCACGCCTTGGACTCGGTGCTGTGCAGACCGCCGATGCCCAGGGTGTAGTGCGTGTCGTGAAACCCGACCATGCACTCGGCCAGCGAGTCGGGCAGGATCGGACTCCCCCACTGGTCGATGCGGTAGTCGGCATCGCACACGGCGTTGAACACGGTGGCGCCGGTGGCGGTGACGAAGCTGACCCAGTCCGGCGGGGTGTAGTGCAGCTTGGTGCCGGGTGCTACCTCGGTGCGGCGCAGTTGCTTGCCGCCGTTCAACTTCTCCACCTCGGCCTTGATCACGGCCTCGGCGATCTGCGCGTCGGACTTGCTGCGCAGGTCGATGCCGTACTCCGCGGTCATGCGGCGGCGCAGGTCAATCTGCGGCAGGAGGTGGTTGTAGAGTTGCTCGGTGAGGTCCAGGTCGTTGGCGCAATACTGGCGAAGCAGCGGGTACTGGTCGGGCGTGATGGTGGCATCAGGCGCGATCGGCAGGTCTTGCAGCGTCGGGGCGTGAAGGCGGCCGGCGTACTGCTTGAGGCCGACCTGCCCGGGCGCGACTTCGATGATGTCGATGTGGTCACACTCGATCTGGTCGAGGCCGTACTCGCGGTAGATCTCCCAGGACTTCTTGTTGCCCACGATGATGTCGTCGCAGACCTGCTTGATCCTGGCGTTGTCGGCGCCGGTCAGCGCCATGGCCAGCACGGGCAAGTCGAAGTGATTGCCGTTGAAGCTGATCAGCGTGTAGGCGGCGAGGATGCGCTGGATCTTGTCGGCGTCGATGGACTGGTCGGGCAGTCGCTCGAAGCAGACTACGTTCCCGGTGGCCAGGTTCTTGAAGGCCACCAGGAAGTAGTCGCGGTAGATCTCGCAGTCGAATACGGCGGTGGGTTTCATGCGGCCTCTGCTTCAAAGAGCGACTCGACCAGGGCAACATTCCATTTGAGGTTGTAGCCCGTTTTGCCGGCACGCTCCCAATGGTGCTGCGATGCCTTGCCGCGGGCTTGCTCAGTCGGCACCCAATCCCCGTTGATCTTTACCTGATACCCGAGATCTGCCAGTAGGTTGTTCACCGCACGGCCAGACAACCCATGGCGCTTGCCGATTTCAGTCGGCTCAAGCATCATTTCCTCATAGGCGATGTTGTTCTGACTCGGCGTGTGTTGCAGCAGCGCCATGTAATCCTTGCCGGTGGTCGCCTTGAGCATCTTGACGCCCTCGACCTGGGTGATATGGATAGGTACGCCGAGCACCTGGCCGATGGCCATGAACTCCTGCAACTCGACGGCCGCTGCCGGTAGCACTGGGCCGGCAACAATCTTTTCCAGTGCTTCCAGGCGGTCGATCACTTTGGCGCGGCGAACCACGTCATACCCGGTGATCAGGATCTTGACCTCGCGTGCTGGTAATTCGTAGCAAGCGCGGGTTTCGCCTTTGGCATCGACGTAACCGGAGCAGAATTGCTCTGGTTGAATATCGAGCGCCCCCAACATCTTGCGAACATCTCGCATGACCATGTTGTGAGTCTTGCCCGTTAGCTCGGCGATCTCCAGACTGCTGATAGTCTGGAGATCCCTGCTCATGGTGGTGAGCGCGTTCATGCTTACACCAGGTCCGCGTACTCGCTCTCGTCGATCGGCGCGAACTCGTCGTTGCTGATCGGCTTGCCGCCACCGAACGACTCGCCGTCGCGGGCGAACTGCACCCAGCGCAGGGTGGCGTTGATGCGCTTGCCAAAACCGTTGTCCTGCGCCCAGACCTCAATGCTGCCGACGACGTAGCAACCACCGTAGGGGCGACCGCTGGACTCGTCGAGCGGGGCGGTGTCGCGGTCGATCACCTGGGGCCGCGTCTTGCTGCTGGCGCTGACGAACCACTGGTCGGCATACCCGTCGTAGGCCTTGGTGTTGCCGTCGCGCAGGCAGGTGCGGCCGCTGGCGGTGAGCGCCTTGAGTTCGGCGTCGGCCTTGGCGCCCCACTTCTCCTTGGCGACGGCCTTGATGGCGGCCTCGACCTCGGCCTTGACCGGGTGGTCAGCGGGGAAGATGAAGCTGGCGCCGAAGGTCTTCTTGCCGTCGGACTGGACCTGGGGCTGGAACAGATGGGGGAAGGACAAGCGGACGTTCTTAAGTGTGATGATGGCCATGGTGGTCTCCTTGAGGGTTAGGCTGTTTCGGTGATGGGGGTGAATTCAGACGGATCGACGGCCACGCTGATGGCGGGACGCTTGTCGGTAGCCGGCACGACGGCCGGACCACCGGACTTCTGGGTGATGTGCTGCTCGAGCCGTGCCCAGCGTTTGGGTTGATCCTTGAGCGACTTCTCCAACTGGGTGGGCGACATCAACTTGAACTGGTACATCTCGTCCTGGCGCAGGCGCATGGACTTGAGCACGGTCTCGACCAGGGTCTCGTCGGCCCAGGCGCGGGAACCCTTCTTGCCCTCGACCAACTTGTAGCCGGGCAGGTCGTGACCGGCGAACAGGCGCCGCTCGGCCTCGGCGCGGATGGACTTGCACCAGTCCTCGATGAGGTCCAGGCGGCCGAGCAGGGTGGCAATGCGCGCATCGTCGGCGTCGGCCGGCGGTTGGGCGGACTCGAGATCCGCGGCGACGGAGGCTTGCAATGCCTTGCAGTTGGCCTTCTTCGCGCACCAGCGGCACTGCTTCTCGCCCGGCACCACCTCGGTGGCCGGCGTGATAGCCAGCACAAACTCGGCCAGCGCCTCGACCGGCAGCACCCATTCGCTGACGTGGTTGAGCGGAGGCTGGACGATGCGCATGCGGACGTGCGTGAAGTCGTAGAGCACGGCGAACTGATCGACGGCGGCCTGGGCGTACAGGGTCAACTGCTTGTTCTGCTCGGCGTCGACGCGCACGCCGCGGCCGGTCTTGAGGTCATCGACGACCATCTCGGTGTCGGCGATCGTGACGCGATCTGCGGTGCCGGTGGCGCCGTCCTCGCCGGTGAGGTGGCCAATCGGCAGGCACTGCTCGAGGAAAGTCTCGCCGGGCACGGCCGTGTCGAGGAAGGCCTGGGCGATCTCGACCATCTCGTCATCGACCTGGATGGCCTCGCCGTCGACGTCGATGATGCGGCCGTGGTAGGCGGCGGCAGGCTTGCCGTCGGTGCCGGCCATGTGGGCGACGTCGTGGGTGGCCGTACCCTTGCGGGCGTACTTGCTGCCGGTGGGGTCGGATGCCCAGTCGGCGCAGGCGGACCAACCGTCGGCGCCAGAGGGGGAAAAGCGTGCGTGGTAGGCCATGATCAGGCGGCCAGCCGGGTGGTGGCGGCGGCCAGGGCGTCGGCCAGCTTGTCGGCCGGCAGGTCGGCGCCCTTCTTCACGCCGAACGTGGCCAGCAGTTCGACCACGGCCGGGGCGCCCTTGGCGGCCAGCAACTTGGCCATGGTCGGGGCGACGTCGCGCTTGTACTCCATGGGGGCCGAGACCACCGGCGTGGCGGCGCCCGCCGCCGTGCTGCTCTCACCGGGGGCCGGGGTCTCGGTTTTCTGGGGCGTCGGCGCGGCGGCCTTCTCGATGACCTTAGTGGTCTCGGCCTTGGCGGCGACGACGTTGCTGCGGATACCGGCCAGCGCCTCGGCCAGTTGGGTAACGGCGCTGGTGGTGGCGCGCTGCTCGGTAATGAGGTCCGCGAACAGGTCGCAGAGTTGCTGGTGCTCAGACATAGTGGATCTCCTTGAGGGTGATGGCGATACAGATCGCATCGCAGGGGTGCGAAGCGAGGACGGTGATGTCGAGGCCGGCGCCACGGACGCGGTAGCTACTGCCGGCGCGGATGGGGGTGGCGATCACGCTGCCTCCCCGGGGTGCCAGTAGGGCAGGTCGGCGATCAGTTCGACCTCGGCCAGCTTGTCGGCGACGACCTGGTAATCGTCGCAACCGGTCTCCTCGGCCAGGTTGGCGAAGATCATCTTGACCGACGAGATCAGGTTGTAGGCGCCGCCGAACTGGAAGCGGCGGCCGTCGCCGAAGCTGTTGTTGCCGTCGTCGGTGGCGTAGGCTTTCAACGCTGCCTCGAATTCTTTTTCAGCAAGCTGGCGGCGCAGGTCGCGCTGGATTGAGAGGTCGGACATGATCAGAACCCCACCGTGATGATCATGTGGCGCACGGGGCTACCGCAGGACTTGCAGACGGCGACGTGGTGGCCGCCCTTGTGGATGTAGAAGTCGGAGTTGTCGGCGTTCCAGTCGCGCAGGCCTTCGTACATCAGGTCGAGCAGGTTGTCCTTGCCGGTGATGTTCTGGTCGAGGGCCAGGCCGATCAGGAACCGGGCGCGGTCGCTGAGTTGAATCATGTCGGCGTGCTGATCGTTCTCGATGTCGATAGCGATCTCGAAGGCGGTGGCCTGGTCACGGTCGATTTGGTTGGTGGTTTTCATGGTTTCGGGTCTCCGGTTTCGTGGTTTCTGGTACAAGTGCTGCACCAACGCCACCAATGCTACACAAGCAAAACAAGAAACGCAACAACTTTTTACAAAGATTTGTACGAATAGGCGTAAAAAAGCCGCAATCGCTTGCGGCTCAATGACTTACGTCAGAAAAATATTTTTGTCAGTTCGGTCTCAGATACCCGATGGTGATGTCCAGATGGGCGATCGCGTCGGCCAGCACTTCGATCTGCGTGTAGAGGATGACCAGCAGCGCGAGGCGGAAAGCCAGGCGCAGTGCGGGTTCGTTCTTCTCCAGCCAGTTATTCAATCGGTCCATATTCCAGGTCCGCCACCAGCGCCGCGGCGGCGATCGGGTCGGGCAGGGTGTAGATGGTGATGCCGTGGGCTGCCGCCGCCGATTGCAGTCTGGCGTGGCCCCAGCGCCCGCTCGGATGCGGGCCGATCAGCAGCAGGGCGTAGGCCTCGCGCAGGGTCTGCTGCTGGGTGTGGATGGCGCGCACGGTGGATAGGCAGAACAGGGCGTGCTCGATCGAGTAGCTGATCGAACTCTCCAGCCGGCCGACGTGCAGCACCTTGATCTCGGCGCAGACCTTGGGCGACAGGTAGTCCGGCCGCCAGTGGAAACCGGCGAACGGGATCGTCACCCGGGAGTGGCCGCGCAACTGTTCGGGCAGGGCGTCGAAGAACTCCTGCTCAAGTTCCTGCAATTCGGTGCGCGCCTTGTCCAGCCCGAAGAACATGGGGCGTTTGACCTCGACTGGCGGCACGTCCGCAGCGTGCTCATGGTAGCCGGCCAGGTAGGCGCGAAGCTGCGACAAGCGCCCGCCACGGGGCGGCTTGCCACCCTCCCAGTTGCTGATGGTCTGCTGCGTCACGCCCAGCGCCTTGGCCACCTGCTTCTGGTCAATCCTTTTCTCGGTGCGCCAGGTCAGCAGGCGGGCGCCGATGTCCTCGTTGTCGTCTTGTGGGGGCATTCCTACTCCACAAGTAATAGGTTGTTATCACAGTATGGTACATAAATCGAAGAATACAAGGGGGAAATGAAGAAACACTTGTGCAGTACAAATTGTTCGGTACAATTGGCACAATTTTTCGCACAAGGGGAAGCACGATGGGCAATAACCAGGTTGAGGTCACCGAGGTGGTGACCGGGGTCGAGGCGGCAGTCCGCGCTATGGGCAGTCAGGCGGCGCTGGCCAGCAAGCTGCGGATCAAGCAGCAGGCCGTGAGTCTGTGGGTCAAGCGGGGCTATGTGCCCGAGCGGCACGTTGATCAGATTGCCCTGATGACCAGGGTGCCGACGTCGGCGCTGATGCGGCCGGCGACTGTGAGGCGGGCACGCGACGGGTCGGTCTGATGATGGCCACCAACGTGATCGAGATCTACCGCGCCCCGGTGGCCCTGCCGGCCGAGATCAAGGCGCTGAAGGGGTGGGTGCTGTGGAAGCTGGAGCAGCACCCGGGCGAGCGCAAGCCACGCAAGGTGCCGTATTACATCGACGGCCGGCGCCGCCAGGGCGCGCAGGGCAGTGAGGCAGACCGCGAGGCGCTGGCAACCTTCGACCGGGCCTGTCTGGCCTGCTCCAAGGGGGGATGGTCTGGGATCGGGCTGGCCACGCTGCCCGAGTTCGGCGTCGTCGCCGTCGATTGGGACTCCGTCATCACCGACGGCGACCTGCATCCCGAGGTGGCGGCGCTGGTCGCAACGACCTATAGCGAGATCTCGCCGTCGGGTCGCGGCGTGCGGGCGTTCTTTACCGGCACGGTGCCGGGCAACCGCAAGGACAACGCCGGCTCGCCGCAAGTGGAGTTCTTCACCAGTCGCGGGTTCGTCACCGTCACCGGCGTGGTGACCCCGGTCTGCGAGATGCTGGGCCTCGAGGAGACCATTGACCACGTCACGCCCGAGATCAATGCGCTGTTCATTGCCCGGTTCGGCGCCACGCGCACGGCGCCGGCCGCGCGGGAGGACATCGACGCCCGCCAGGTGCGCGAGATGCTGGACAAGATGGACCCCGACCCGGCGCACGACGTCTGGTTCCGCGTTGGCCTGGGCCTGCACCACCAGTTCGGTGCCGAGGGGTTTCAACTGTGGAACGAATGGTCGGCCCGCGGCAAGGGATACCCCGGCGAGCGGGTGCTCCAGCAGCGGTGGCGCAGCATCCGCAACGACGACGCCAACCCCGTCACCATCGGCACGGTGCGCCAGTACGCGCGCGATGCTGGGTGGCAGGAGGACTATTCGTCGGAGTTCAGTCCTATCGTGGTGGAGGACGGCGCGCCCGCGGCGGCGCCATTCCCGTCGATGACCAGGGACAAGCAGGGGCGCATCGAGGTGACGGTCGACAACCTCAACAAGGCGCTGCGCCACGTCGGCATTGCCGGCATGACTCTGGGGTTCGACGCCTTCCGCGACGAGATCATGTTCAGCCTCGACGCCGGCACCAACTGGGCGCCGTTCAAGGATACCGACTACATCACGCTGCACGTCCGCCTCGAGCGCACCGGGTTCAAGACCATTAGCGACGACCGTTTGCGCAAGGTGGTGGCCAGGGTGGCCGAGGACAATCGGTTCGACAGTGCCCAGCAGTGGTTGGGTGCGCTGCGTTGGGACGGCACGCCGCGGGTGGATACGTTCTTCAGCCGGTACTTCAAGGCGACCGACACGACCTACGTCAGGGCCGTCAGCGCCTACACCTGGACCGCCATGGCCGGACGGGTACTCGATCCCGGATGCCAAGCAGACATGGTGCCAGTGCTGGTCGGCGACCAGGGCTTGCGCAAGAGCACCGGGGTCAAGGCCATGGCGCCGGCCGTGGAGTTCTTCTGCGAGATCAGTCTGGGCGACAAGGAGGATGACCTTAGTCGCAAGATGCGCGGCACGCTGATCGCCGAGATCGGGGAACTGCGCGGCCTGCACTCCAAAGAGATTGAGCACATCAAGCAGTTCGTCACCCGCACGCATGAAGTCTGGACCCCGAAGTTCAAGGAGTTCAAGACCTCATTCGCCCGGCGACTGGTCTTCATTGGCACCACCAACCAGTCGGAGTTTCTCGCCGACGAGACCGGCAACCGGCGCTGGTTGCCCCTCGAGGTGAATGGGGTGGGTGTCGAGGCGATCGCCGCCGACCGGGCTCAACTATGGGCCGAGGCCAGGGACCGTTTTCTGCTCGACGGTGTGGCATGGAGTGATGCCGAGCGGTTGGGTAGGGATCAGCATCAGGGGCACATGATCAGCGATTCGTGGGAACCGATCATCCGTCAGTGGCTCGACCAGGTCGGCGCCGACGGCCTCAAAAACAGTGCTCGCAGTTTTTTGCGACTGCATGACGTGATGCAAATGGCGCTGAATATCGATGTGAAACATTTTGCAAGACGCGATGAATTACGAGTCGGAAGGGTGCTGCGCGCAATCGGCTACGAGTCAAAGGTGGTGCGCGACGGCCAGGGGATGTTTAAGGCGTGGATGCAAAAAGTTCCGTTCTAAAAGAAGGGTTACAGGGTAACAGATGGGTAACGCTAGAGGCCTTGTGCCACAAGGGTTGTAACCCTGTAACCCTTGTTACCCTTGTTCTCCTAAATAGTACAGAAATGACTATATAGGGAGATTTTGGAAGGAATAGAAAGTTACCTATCTTTTGGGTAACAAGGGTAACTGCAATTTATTGCGAGGACTGGTCAGATGGCAGAGAAAAAGTGGCTGGCGCTTAACGGATTGGGTCGGAGGATCGGCGAAGACCACCAACGTGCAAAATTTAGCAACCAGACAATCGACCTATTGCTCGACTTGCGAGACCGCGGGTGGTCCTATACCAAGCTGTCTCGCAAGTTCGGAATATCGCGATCGCATGTGCGCTACATCTGCCTGGGCAGATTGCGGTGCCAGACCGTCGAGGGGTTCCGTGCGGCGAAGGTGTGCGTTTAACCCTGGGCTTGTGCGGCAGGATGCGAGGCATGGACAACAAGCCCCAACTCAAGGACGAGATCTGCGATCGCCTGGCAAAGGGTGAGCCGCTGCGGCAGATATGCCGCGATGAGCACATGCCGTCGTGGCGAACGGTCTATGACTGGATCAACGCCGATGAGGAGTTTGCCTCACGCATCACGCGAGCGAGGGATCTGGGGTTCGATGCCATTGCTGAGGAGTGCTTCGACATTGCCGACAATGCGACCAACGACTGGATGGAGCGGCGGGACAAGGATGACGTGCCGGCCGGCTATGTGCTGAACGGCGACCATGTCCAGCGATCCAAGCTGCGCATTGAAACCCGGCTCAAGTTGCTGGCGAAGTGGAACCCGAAGAAGTACGGTGACCGGCAGGACATCAACCTGACCGGCAAGCTGGAGGTCGCTGACGCGATCGTGGCAGCGCGCAAGCGTGCTGGACAAAACACACCCTGACCTGCTGCTGGCCCAGGACATGGGCGCGTTCTTCGACGACCCGCTCGGGTTCGTGATGTACGCCTATGACTGGGACAACGACCCGGCGCTGCGCGTGGTCAAGCTTCCGGAACCCTACGATTCGATTTACGACTGCGAATACGGTCCAGACCGCTGGGCCTGCGATTTCCTGATGGAGATAGGGCGCGGAGTACGGGAGCGCGGTTTCGACGGCGCCAAGGCCGTACAGGCACTGCGCATGGCCACGTCCAGCGGTCACGGGATCGGCAAGTCCGCCATCACGGCCTGGCTTGTCGATTGGATCATGAGCACCCGGCCGCATTGCAAGGGCGTGGTGACGGCCAACACGGCCGAGCAGTTGGCATCGAAGACCTGGGCGGAAATTGCGAAATGGACAAAGCGATGCATCACCGGGCACTGGTTTGAGATCACCACCGGCAAGGGCGCCATGCGCATGGTGCATAAGCAGTACCCGGAATCCTGGCGCTGCGATGCGCAGACCTGCCGGGAGGAGAACAGCGAGTCGTTCGCCGGCCTGCACGCCGCCTCAAGCACTCCGTTCTACATCTTCGACGAAGCGTCGGCCGTGCCGGACTCGATCTGGGAGGTGGCCGAGGGCGGCATGACCGACGGCGAGCCGATGTGGTTCGTGTTCGGCAACCCGACCAGGAACACCGGCAAGTTCTACGAATGCTTCAACCGCCAGCGCCATCGGTGGAGCACGCGCCTGATCGACTCGCGCACGGTGCAGATCACCAACAAGGGCACGATCGCAGACTGGGTCACCGACTACGGCGAGGACAGCGACTTCGTGCGGGTTCGCGTGCGCGGTGTGTTCCCGAGGGCATCCAGCCTGCAATTCATCCCTCGCGACCTGGTGGATGTCGCCATGCTGCGCGAACTGGGCAATGAGCGGCAGGTCGGTCGCACGGCCGCGGTCGGCGTGGATGTGGCCAGGTTTGGTGATGACCAGTCGGTGATCCGCACCCGCATTGGGCGCGATGCGCGATCGATCTCGGCGCTGAAGTTCCGCGAACTCGACACCATGCAACTCGCCGGCCGGGTGGCCGAGCACGTCGAGTATCTCAAGTCGCTGGGGCTTGCCGTGGTGGTGTTCGTCGATGGTGGTGGCGTCGGTGGTGGCGTGGTCGATCGCCTGCGGCAACTCGACTATGAGGTGATCGAGGTGCAGTTCGGCGGCCGCGCCGACGACGCCCGCAAGTACGCCAACAAGCGGGCCGAGATGTGGGGAAGGATGAAGGACTGGCTGGCGATCGGCATGCTGCCGGAAGACCCGGCGCTGGCCACCGACCTGACCGGTGTGGAGTACGGATTCACACCCGGCGACCAGGTGCTGCTCGAGCGCAAGGAGCGGATGCGCGAGCGGGGCATGGCCTCGCCGGACGACGGGGATGCCTTGGCGCTGACCTTTGCTCAACCCATCAACGACGTGCTGCCGGCCGACGCGCCTGGCCGCCGTGCGTTTAACGACAACCGCCGCTCCTATGATCCGTTTGCCACAGTCTAGGAGCGCGCCATGTGCTTTTTCTCATCCCCTTCAATGCCGGCCGTGTCGGCGCCACCCGCAATCGAACCCCCCAAGCAGGCTGAGAAGGCGCCGGGGTCCGACGTATTGCGCGCCAAGAACAAGACCCGCATGTCCGGTGGGATGGATGGCGGCACCAACACCACCTTCTTGACCGGCCCGACAGGCGTCGATCCGAACGCCCTGGCGCTGGGCAAGACCACTCTGCTGGGGCAGTAGGGTGGCGCAAACCCCCGAGACAACCCGCTCCCTCTACACGCGCCGCAAGGCAGCGTTGTGGAATGAGCGGTCAAGTTGGTTCGTGCATTGGCGCGAGATCAGCGATTACCTGATGCCGCGGCAAGGGAGGTTCTTCGTATCCGACCGCAACCAGGGCAAGAAGCGGCACAACAACATCATCGACTCAACCGGCAGCAAGGCGCTGAATCGGCTCTCTGCCGGCCTCATGGCTGGCATGACCAGTCCGGCCAGGCCGTGGTTCCGGTTGGCCGTCAGCGACACCAAGATGATGGAGCATGAACCGGTCAAGCAGTGGCTGGATGATGTCACCCGACTGATGCGCGAGATCTTCCAGCGGTCCAACACCTACCGTGCGCTGCACTCGATGTACAAGGAACTGGGTGGATTCGGCACCGGGGCGAACATCATCCTGTCCGACTTCGACAACGTGATCCACATGCACCCGCTCACGATCGGCGAGTACGCGATCTCGACCGATCACCGCGGCATGGTTGATACCATGTATCGCGAGTTCGACATGACCGTGTCGCAGATCGTCGGGGATTTCGGCAAGGAGAACTGTAGCAAGTCGGTGCAGGATGCATTCACTGCCGGCAACCTGGACCACTGGGTCAGCGTGCTGCACATCCTCGAGCCGCGCAAGGATCGCGACCTCAAGAAGCGTGACGCGAAGAACATGCCTTGGAAGTCATGCTACATCGAGGTCGCAGGCGAAGACGACGACAAGATGCTGCGCGAGTCGGGGTTCAAGCGGTTCCCGGCCATCTGCCCGCGCTGGGACGTGTCCGGCGGCGACATCTACGGCAACAGCCCGGGAATGGAAGCGCTCGGCGACATCCGCCAGTTGCAGCACCAGCAGTTGCGCAAGGCCACGGCCATCGACTACCAGGTGCAACCTCCGACCCAGATGCCGCTCTCGATGAAGGGCAAGGAGCACGACCTGCTACCCGGCGGCAACAGCTACTACGACCTGGCCTCTGGCACCAGTGGTGCGATCAAGACGGCATTCGAGGTCAATCTCAACTTGCAGCATCTGCTCATCGACATCCAGGATGTTCGTCAGCGCATCAAGGAGACCTTCTACGAAGATCTGTTCATGATGATCGCCAACGACAACCGGTCGAACATCACGGCCAGGGAGATCGCCGAGCGGCATGAGGAAAAGCTGATCATGCTCGGCCCGGTGCTCGAGCGACTGCACAACGAGATGCTGGCGCCGCTGATCGACATTGCGTTCGACAAGATCATCGAGGCCGGCATCCTCCCGCCGCCACCGCCCGAGATGCAGGGCGTGGATCTCAATGTCGAGTTTGTCTCGATGCTGGCCCAGGCGCAGCGCGCCGTCGGCACCGGCGCCGTCGATCGCCTGCTGGGCACCATTGGCGCCGTCGCGCAGATGAAGCCCGAGGTGCTGGACAAGCTGGACCAAGACCAACTGATCGACAAGTATTCCGACATGCTTGGCGTTGATCCCGACCTGATCGTCGCCGACGACAAGGTAGCGATCGTGCGCCAGGCCCGCGCCCAGCAGGCCCAGGCCATGCAGCAGGCCGCATCTGTCCCGGACATGGCCGACACGGCGAAGACCCTATCCGAAACCGACACCACCGGCGACAACGGCCTCACGGCACTGACGCGCCAATTCACGCAGCTTTAAGGAGTACATCATGGCCGATACCGTAACCGTCACCACCATCAAGGACTCGGGCAGCGAACTGATCGTTCATCTCACCGGGTCATCCGACGCTACCGGCGAGACCGACGCGATCAAGGTCGACAAGTCGGCCTTCACCGTCGGCGGCGTCGAGCCGACCACGCTGCGCGTCATGGCCGTGCGCTGGGCCAGCCAGGGATACTCGAGCCTGCACCTGGAATGGGACCGTGGCACCGACGTCACCATCATGCGCCTGTCCGGCAACGGGTTTGAGGACTTCCGGCCCGACGGCAAGAACGACAGCGGCAGTGGTGGAACAGGCGACATCGTTCTCACCACGGTCGGCGCCGCGAGTGGGGCGACCTACGACATCACGCTGACCCTGCGCAAGGAGTAATCCCGTGCGACTGGGGCATCGACTGAGCGCAAACGACCGTCGCCGCCTGGCGATGATGTATGCGAATAACCAGGGTGGGAGTTCGCGTCAGTCGCTCCTCGACGGCGCGCCGATCCGCCTGCCGCTCACTCACTCCGCAATCCCAACTATAGGCAACCTTACCCCCTCATTCACCCGCGCCACCACAGGCACAGTGAGCGACAACGAAGGCATCCTGCGCACGGCTATTGCGGGTGAGGCTAGGTTCGTGGGGGCGCGGCGGGTGAGGAACTGGTTGTCTAACGCAAGCATACCGAGCGAAGATTTCAGCAACGCTGCATGGGCTTACGACGCAGGGAATACGATTACCGCGAATTATGCTGCGGCTCCTGACGGGACAATGACGGCAGACAGAATCCAAATTGCGGCTGGAAGTTTAATGCGCTGCAACCCAAGCATAGGTGTTGTGGCTAGGTCAAAAACGTGGTTGGTTACTTGCTACGTTCGAGCGACTTCTGGAAGTGCCACCTTTAGATACGCACTATCAGATAATGGGGTGGGGACTACTTATTCCTCTGACATAACGGTAACGGACTCATGGGCTACAAGGGTTGCGTATGTAGCGACGTTTGGGGCGCTAGGATCAGGAGTATTGCCGGGGCTTGCAGATAAGGTCGCTGGGGGTGGTACAGACCTTATTGCTTGGGGATTCCAACTCGAAGACATCACAGGCCGCACCGACCAGACTACGCCGAGTGAGTATGTTTCGGTGGGGGCGCTCGACTATCGCAGCAGCCAAGACCCGCTGTATCTGTCGCTGCCGGGGACTGCGGGGCATTATGCGAGTACGCCTGATAGTGTGGCTGCATCGGTGACGGGCGACATTGATATTAGGGTGCAATGCGCTCTGACGGATTGGACACCTGCTGGATACGCTGCGTTGGCATATAAATTAGGGGCGGCAGGACAACGCAGTTTTTACTTTGCTGTTGTCGCTGGAGTGTCCGGTAATTTGGAATTTGCATACTCGACAGATGGAACCGCAACAATAGGGGCTACAAGCACAGCAAGCGCGTCTATAACGGACGGCGCAACTTCGTGGGTGCGCGTTACATACAACTCATCAACAGGGAAGGTGAATTTCTACAAGTCTGCTGATGGCTCCACATGGGCACCTATTGGCGCGGAGGTATCGACTGCCGGTGGCGCGATATTCAACTCGACCACTGTGGTGACTTTGGGTTCTGGTTCTGCCGGAACCACAGACCTCTTAAACGGTAAAATCTACTCCGCTCAAATCTACAACACCATCGGCGGCACAACCCCTGTCGTTGATTTCAACCCCCAACGTGACGCCATCACGCCCACAGGCACGATCACCAGCAGCACCACGTCAGAAGTCTGGACGATCAATGGTGCGAGTAGCGTTGTCAGGAATGCTGTATTTCATGGTTCCGGCATAGACGGAGTTAAGGCGTACAACACAGACCTGACGGGTGCTGCCCTCCCCACAGCCTACACCTATGATGCTGTCACGCTGAACGGTGTGGCGGGGACGTATGTCTCGACGCCGGATAGTGTGGCGAATTCGATCACCGGGGATATTGATATTCGCTGCAAGGTCAGTCTAGTAAATTGGGCAAGTAGCGGGGTGCAGCAAGAATTCGTATCTAAATGGGGTTTGGCTGGAGCTAAGTCGTATCGGTTCTATAAGGAAACGGACGAGAAACTTGTCCTTGCCAGTGCAGCAGATGGGACTAATGTAGTGGTTGGCGCTTCAACTGTCGTAACCGGAATCACAAATGGTGCTACCAGTTGGGTGCGTGTTACGTTAGACGTAAATGATGGCGCAGGGAACCGGGTATATAAGTTCTATACCAGCACCGATGGAAGCACTTGGACGCAACTAGGGGCAACCGTTACTACTGCTGGGGCAACATCTATCTATAACAACGCAAACGCGCTGAACCTTGGTTACGAACCTGCAAATGCTATTGCCCCTCTCTCCGGCAAAATCTACCAAGCCCAAATCTACAACGGCATCAACGGCACCCTCGCAGTAGATTTCAACGCAGCTCGTTATGCCGGTGGCACTACGCTGACAGGCAGCACGGGAGAGGTCTATACGCTGAACGGCTCGGCTGTAATCCACCCGACGAACTACCCGAACCTCGGCTATCTGGCAGAGGCGGCGGCGACGAATAGTCTGCTGCAGAGTAATGCGTTTACTACGACTTGGGTTGATGGTAGCGCGTCCCCCGTACAGAATGCAGTTGGACCTGACGGTTCCACAAGCGCATGGACATTGACAGACAGCAGTGCGGTTGGCGGTAGCTATATCACACAAGACATAACGCTAACGGCAACGTCATACACACTTTCATTCCGTGTGAAGAAAACTACCGGTGCGCAAGCTAGTTATCCGGTTGCTTTGTTCTACCTTGCGGCAACAACAGGACTCGCTGGTGTAACTGTAGACACAACCAATGGAGTGGCTACGGCTTGGACTGCGTACACTGGATTCACCGGGGTAAATGGATCAGCTACTTGTAAGAGTTACAGCGCGAACTACTGGCAGGTGTCTCTGACGTTCACCGGAACTGCTGCGGCATGGACATTGCGCTTCTATCCTGCTGGAACAGCTAATGCAACACAATCCACTGGATCGCTCGACCTAACTGCCCAAGGCTCCGCAGTATTCTACGGCGCACAAGTCGAACTCGGCAGCGCAGCGACATCGTATACGCCGCGAGGCACAGCAGTAGATGGCAGTGGGACGCGGAATGCTGATGTCCTCACCTACACAGGCGGCGACATTGCCAACATCAAGACGCTTGCTTGCACGTTCAGGCGCGAGAGTGGGGTGAGTGCGTTGGCGTCTGTTGTTGCAATATCTAACAACACAGCAAGCACCTATGCAGCAATAGTTCCTACTTCAGCAACCGCCATCGCTTTCAATGGCGCAGTAGGCGGTGCGACGCAATGGCTAACTACTGCATCAAACGCCTACACGCCCAGCACTCAGGCAAAAGCAGCGTGGTCGCAAGCAACCAATAATGTGCTGATGGATTTCAACGGAACAGCGCAAACGGCTGACACTACAGCAACTATGCCTACAGTCACACAAATCGACGTTGGGCATCTGGCAGGAACCATTCAACTCAACGGCTGCGTCAAGAACATCTACGGATGGACGCGCAACCTGTCTCAATCTGAACTTAACGCCATCACAAACTAATCATGCCCCTACACATAATCATCCAGCAAGAGCGGCGCACACAGCCTGAGCGCATGGCGACTCCGATAGTGGAGCAACTGCACAGCCTGAGTTACGCGCCGCTACCGGAGGATCTGACAGATCCGCAGTTCGTCGCCGTGTTCGAGTGGGATGGCGCTGCACCGTTCGTCACCGTGCATAAGGGTGACTATTCGGCAAGGAATATGGCTTACCTAGGCTGGCCTGATCTGACCAAGGAGCAATACGATGCGCTGGCTGTTGCTGCTGATCCTGCTTAACGGCTGCGCTCACTCCGGCCGGCTCACCGGCTCGGGTGAAGTCGCGCCGGCACCGTATGGCTTCATCGATTACTGCAACCGGCACCCGCAGCGGGCCGAGTGCGGGGGCGCCGAATGAAGCTGACCGTCACCGATCTGAAGATTGTCCAGACCAAGGTGAACATGCTGCCGTACAAGGCCGATGCCGAGCGCTATGGTTGCCCTGAGTTTTGGGAGGCGATTGACGAATCCGGCGGCGATTGCGACGACTTCGCCATAGCCAAGCTGCAACGCCTCAAGGCGATGGGCATGCCTATCTCTCAAATGCGCCTGGCTACCTGCTGGGCGCTTCCCCATCAGCAAGGCTACCACTGCGTTCTGCTGGTTGATCTCGACGGAACGACCTGGGTACTCGACAACCGTTATCCGCTCCCAATGGAGTACGACCTGCTGCCTTACGAGTGGGACAAGTTGCAGATCGCCGGAACAATGAACTGGGAGAAAGCAGCATGATCGACATGAAACTCACGCCCGAGCAGTCGCAGATGATGACGCTGCTCGACATGCAGGAATCCCAGAACATCGAGACCGTCGGCGCCTACCCCGAAGGCCTCAAGATCGAACTCGAGGGTGAGGTGCTCAAGCGCCTGGCGATCGGCGAGGGCAACCTTCCCCAGGTTGGGCAAAAGTTCATGCTCTGCGCCATGGTCGAGGTGATCGAGGTCTGCAAGGAGCAGGGGGCGATGGACACGGAACTGTGCGTCGAGCTCCAGATCCAGCAGATGGAACTGAATGCCACCGAGCAGATGAACGAGCAGCAGGCCGCCTACAACCAGATCAACAAGATGTACGGCTGAGTCACTGACCCCGTGCGTTTAACGCCGGGACCGCACATTACAGTGCTCCCATGAAGCAACGAGACCCGTTGGACTTGCGCGCACATGACAGGCAGCGCGAGGACGCAGAGCAGGCCCGCAAGCTGGATCGCGATCAGGAGAAAGCAGACTTCGCCTGGTTGATGAGCGATCGCCGCGGGCGCCGGTTTATCTGGCGAATGCTTGAAGTCACCGGCGTGTATCGGTCCAGCTTCACTGGCAACAGCGAGACATTTTTTAGGGAAGGCGCAAGAAACGTGGGCTTGAAGCTGATCAGCGACATCCACGAATTCGCACCTGATTCTTACCCAACCATGCTCGAGGAGCAGCGCAAGAAATGACAACTGACACCCTGGACACTGCCGGCACGACCACCGAATCCGGCACTCAGGATGCAACGACGGCGGCCACCGATACCACGGTGCTGACGACGGGGCAAGGGGCACCGGCGACGGCCAGTGCCGACAATCCGCCAGCAGCGGATGCTGCCGCCGACACCACGTCGGCCGGCGATAGCGACAACATCGAGTACGAACCGTTCCAGTTGCCCGAGGGCATGACTGTCAACGAGGAACTGCTCAACGAGTTCAAGGCCACGGCCAAGGATCTCAAGTTGCCGCAAGAAGCAGCGCAGAAACTTGCTGACCTCCAGGTGAAGGTCTACGAGAAGCAAGCCGAGGCGATGTCCCGGGTTCGCGCCCAGTGGCTGGACCAGACGAAGACCGACAAGGAATTCGGCGGCGAAGCGCTGGCGGAAAATCTGGGCATTGCGCAAAAGGCCATGCAGGCTTTTGCCACGCCTCAACTGCGCCAACTGCTGAACGATAGCGGACTAGGCAATCACCCCGAAATCGTTCGGGCCTTTGTTCGTGTCGGCAAAGCAATCAGTGAAGACGGTCGCGTCGTGACGGGAAGCAAGTCGGGAATCCCGGCAGACCCTGCGAAGCGCCTGTTCCCCAACCAATCGTAATAGGAGAAGCACATGGCCACTCTTTCCGCCGTACATCCCACCCTGCTGGACGTTACCAAACGTCTGGACCCCGAAGGCAAGATCGACACGATCGCCGAATTGCTCTCGCAAACCAACGAAGTCCTGGACGACATGGTCTGGATCGAAGGCAACCTGCCGACCGGTCACCGCACCACGATCCGCACCGGCCTGCCGACGCCGACCTGGCGCAAGCTGTATGGCGGCGTTCAGCCGACCAAGAGCACGACCGCGCAGGTCACCGACTCGACCGGCATGCTCGAGGCCTACGCCGAAGTCGACAAGGCGCTGGCCGACCTCAACGGCAACTCGGCCGCCTTCCGCCTCTCCGAGGACCGTGCCCACATCGAGGGCATGAACCAGGAGTTCGCCTCGACCCTGTTCTACGGCAACGAAGGTACGGAACCCGAGGCCTTCACCGGTTTCGCCCCGCGCTTCAACAGCCAGTCGGCAGCGAATGGCGGCAACATCCTGACCGATGCGGCAACGCCGGACAGCACCGACAACACCTCGATCTGGTTGATCGTCTGGGGCGCCAACACCGTCCATGGCATCTACCCGAAAGGCTCGATGGCCGGCCTGCACATGGAAGACAAGGGCCAGGTCACGGTCGAGTCGATCGATGGCGCTGGCGGCCGGATGGAAGCGTACCGCACGCACTACCGTTGGGACTGCGGTCTCTCGGTGCGCGACTGGCGCTATGTGACCCGCATCAACATCGACCAGGAAGACCTGCTCAAGAATGCCGCGAGCGGTCCCGACCTGATCGACCTGATGACCCAGGCCATCGAACTGATCCCCAGCCTGTCGATGGGCCGCCCGGCGTTCTACTGCAACCGCACCGTCCGCTCCTTCCTGCGTCGTCAGATCATGAACAAGGTTGCCGCTTCGACCTTGACGATGGAACAGGTCGCCGGCAAGCACGTCACGATGTTCGACGGTATCCCCGTCCGCCGTTGCGACTCCATCACCAACACCGAGTCCGGCATCTAAGCCGCTCACTGCGAAAGGAACCATCATGATTCTCGACGAACGCAACGAATTTGCCGACGCACTGAGCTGCGTGGCCAACATTGGCAACGCGATCCTGGGCGATGTCATCGATCTCGGCGCCACCCCGACCCTGCGCGATCTCGGCAACGGCCAGCCTCTCTACCTGGTCATCCAGGTCGATACGGCCGTCGTCGGTTCGAGCTCGACGGTGCAGTGGCAACTGGCATCCGACAGCACGGCCAACCTCGCCACCAGCAAGACCGTCCATCTGGACACCGGTGCTATCGCTGAAGCGACCCTTGTCGCAGGCTACACGAAGGTGTATGCCCTGCCGATCGAGGCGACCTATGAGCGCTATCTCGGCATCTGGCAGACGGTCGCCACTGGCAACCTGTCGGCCGGCAAGGTCAATATCTTCCTGGCGACCGACGTGGCCAAGTGGACGGCCTACGACGACGCGATCTAAGGACTGAGCCATGGCGATCAAAGTCAAAGCACTTGAGATGATCTTCCACGGTGGCCGGCGCTATCGCCCCGGCGCCGTGCTCACCCTCGAGCCGGGTTACAAGCCCGGCAAGGGGATGGAGGTTGTCGGCGAAGTCGAGGAACAGGTCAAACCGAAACCCAAGGCCAAAGCAGTGGCCAAGGAACCGGAGACCTTTTCCGAGATCACCAAGATGACTTTGACCAAGGCGCCTGACGGTCTGGTCTGAACACTCCTCCCCCGACGCCTGTCGGGTCTCGGGGCGGCGATTGGGATAACCCGGTGGCCGCCCTTCTTTTTAGGGGTATAGCATGGCAAGTGTGGTCGACATCTGCAACCTCTCCCTCGCGCACCTGGGCGACGAGGCCACCGTGTCGGCGATCTCGCCGTCGGACGGATCGGCGCAAGCTGATCACTGTGCGCGCTTCTACCCGATCGCGCGCGACGTCTGCCTCGAGATGCACGACTGGAACTTCGCCCGCCGGCGCGCCGTGCTGGCCGAGACCGCGAACACTCCTCCCGAGATCTGGTCCTACGAATACGCAATGCCGGCCAACGTCATCCGCGTGCTGGCCGTGCTCGACGAGAATGGCGACGAGGACAAGCCGAAGCGGTTCATGCAGGGCACCGACGCCACCGGCGCCAAGGTGATCTGGACCAATGAAGAAAACGCCACGCTGCTCTACACGCACGCGATCACCGACACCACCAAGTTCTCACCGCTGGCCGTCAATTCTATTTCCTACCTGCTGGCCTCTTACCTGGCCGGGCCGATCACCAAAGATCCGCAGGTCAAGCGTGGCATGTACCAGATGTTCGCGGCGGAACTTGCCCAGGCGGAACTGTCCAGCGCCAACGCCAACCGCAACCCTGCCAGTTACACGCCCGGGTCGATCTCGAATCGCGGCTATGTGAATGCTCGCATGGTGGATGGCCGGGTGGTCTATGAGTAGCGTCCGCACCCTCCAGCGGTCGTTTGCTGGCGGGGTCATCACGCCGGAACTGTTCGGCCGCATCGACCTGGCCAAATTCCAGACCGGCCTTGCCGACGCCGACAACTTCATCATCCTGCCGCATGGGCCTGCCGCCAACCGCCCGGGGCTGGAGTACATCGCCGCCACCAAGACGGCCGCCAAGGCAGCGCGCCTGATCCCATTCAGCTACAGCACCGCGCAGACCTACGCCCTGGAGTTCGGCGACCAGTACATCCGATTCTTCACCCAAGGGGCGCGCCTGCTGGCCGGCACTGTCACTGCCTGGCTCACGGCCACGGCCTATGCCGTCGGCGACATCCGCAGCAACGCCGGCACCAACTACTACTGCTCCACCGCGCATACGTCCGGCGTGTTCGCTACCGACCTGGCCGCCAGCAAATGGGTGGCGCTGACCAGCGACATCGTCGAGGTGCCCAGTCCCTACCTCGAGGCCGATCTGTTCGATCTGCATTTTGTGCAGTCGGCCGACGTGCTGACCATCGTGCATCCTTCCTACGCCCCGCGGGAACTGCGCCGCCTGGGTGCCGTGCAGTGGGCGCTGACCACGATCACCTTCGCACCCAGCGTCAGCGCCCCGACCGGCGTGACGGCCACGGCCACTGTCGGCGCCGGCGCTACCACCTACAACTACGTCGTCACCGCGGTGACCTCCGACGGCCTCGAGGAATCGATCGCCAGCACCGAGGATGACTGCACCAACGCCTTGAGCACGGCCGGCAACTACAACACCATCACCTGGACCAACGTGTCGGGCGCCGTGCGCTACAACGTCTATAAGGAGGAGTCCGGCCTGTTCGGCTACATTGGACAGGGCACCGACGGCGCGACCGGGTTCAAGGACGACAACATCAACGCCGACGCCACGATCACGCCGCCGGAATCGCAGAATCCGTTCTCCGGTACGAACAACTACCCGGGCGCCGCCAGTTATTTCGAGCAGCGCCGGTGCTTCGCCGGCACCAACAACAAGCCGCAGAACATCTGGCTCACCTGTTCCGCCACCGAGTCGAACCTCAATTACTCGATCCCGACGCAGGACAACGATGCCATCACCGTGCGCATTGCCGCGCGCGAGGCCAACACCATCCGGCACCTGGTTCCGCTCTCGGACCTGCTGCTGCTGACGTCGGGCGGCGAGTGGAAGTGCTCGAGCGGATCGGCCGATGCGCTGACCCCGACCACCATCCAGATCAAGCCTCAGTCCTACATGGGTGCCAACAACGTCCAACCGGTGGTCACCGGCAACAGCGTCCTGTATTCCCAGGACCGAGGCGCCCGCCTGCGCGAGATCAGTTTCTCCTGGGAGGCTCAGACCTATCGCAGTCTCGACGCCTCAATCATGGCGCCGCACCTGTTCGACGGATACACCATCGACGACATGGCCTACATGCGCTCCCCGTTCCCGGTGCTCTGGTGCGTGCGCAGCGACGGCGCGCTGCTCGGACTGACCTATGTACCCGACCAGCAGGTCATGGCCTGGCATCCGCACAGCACCGACGGCGACATCGAGTCGGTGTGCGTGATCGCCGAGGGCAACGAGGACGTGCTCTACGTCGTCGTCAAGCGCACGATCAACGCCGCCACCGTGCGCTACGTCGAACGTCTTCACTCCCGGCAGTTCGCTGATCTGGAGGATGCGTTCTTCGTCGACTCTGGTCTGACCTATGACGGCGCGCCGGCCACCACCATCAGCGGGCTGGACCACCTTGAGGGCGAGACCGTGTCGGCGCTGGCCGACGGTGCCGTGGTCACCGGCCTCACGGTCACCAGCGGCGACATCACCCTGCCGGCGGCGGCCAGCATCGTGCATGTCGGTCTGCCGATCACCGCGCAACTGGAGACCCTGCCGATCTCGCTGGAGATGCAGGCCGGCGGACAGGGGCGAGGCAAGAACGTCAATGTGGCCTTCATGCGCGTGTATCGGTCCAGCGGCATCCTGATCGGTCCGGCCACCGACGCCCTGGTCGAATACAAGCAGCGCACTGCGGAACCCTATGGATCGCCGCCGGCGCTGAAGTCCGACGAGATCGAAGTCACCCTGTCGCCGAAGTGGAGTCGCGGCGGGCAACTGGTGGTGCAGCACACGTCGCCGCTTCCGCTGACTGTCGTGAGCCTGTCGCTCGATGTCACCGTCGGGAATTGAGATCCGCCGCGGCACCTGGCTGGATGTGATCCTGCTGATCCCGCGCCTGCGCCAGGCCGACATCGACGAGTGCGAGGCGCTGTTCGGTCGGGGCACCACGCCCATGATCGCCAGCGAGACCTTCCGCAATTCTCCGCTGCGCTACACCGTCGAGGAGGATGGGGTGGTGATCGCCATGTTCGGCGTGGCCGCGCCGTCACTGCTCGCCGACAGCGGGCACCCGTGGATGTTCGGGTCGGATGCAATGGATCGGGCACCGCGCCGTGCGTTTATCGACGCCGGGCGCAAGTACATTGCCGACATGCTGCGATTCTTCCCGCGACTGGAAAACATCGTCGATTCGAGGAACGAAAAGAGCATCCGGTGGTTGCGCCGAATGGGATTCATTTTGTCGCCGGCGATCCCGATGGGGCCGGAAGGCGTTCCGTTCCACCCGTTTGTGATGGAGGTCTGATATGTGTTTTGACCCGGTAAGCGCAACAGTGGCGGCCACTGCTGCCGAAGCAGCAACGGCCACGGCAATGGCGGAAACCGCGGCGATGAGCGCATGGGCGGCAGAGTCGGCGGTGGCCGCATCGTCTTTTGCTTTGCCAGGATGGGCCGGCACCGCAATGCAGGCCGCCGGATTTGTCGGGCAGGCCTTCACCTCCATGCAGCAGTCCCAGGCCACGGCCGACGCGGCCAACTACCAGGCCGCCGTGCAGGCAAACAACGCCCGGCTCGCCGAGATCCAGGCGCAGGATGCGATCACCCGCGGCGAGAAGGCCGTCGAGGATCACTCGCGCAAGGTGGCCGCACTCAAGGGATCACAGACGGCCAGCATGGCGGCGCGCGGACTGGACCTGTCTGAGGGCACGCCGCTCTCCATCCTCACCGACACCGACCTGTTCGGAGAGATGGACAAGAACACCATCAAGGCCAACGCCGGACGCGAGGCCTGGGGCTACCGTGCGCAGGCGGCGAATGCCGGCGCCAATGCAGGCCTCTACCGCATGCAGGCAGAGAACCAGAGTCCACTGCTGACCGGTGCGGGTACGCTGCTGGCTGGCGCCGGTGCTGTATCCGACAAGTGGTATCGATACAAGACCGGCAACGCCGGCACATATATCGGATGACATATGCCTAGAATACCGACCTACGGCCCCGACCTGATCGATGACCAGGCGCTGCCCGGGGTCCGGCAGTCCTCTGTCGCCGGCCCCGAGATGTTCTTTGACAAGGGCGTTGCTGCCGTCGCCACCGGACTGGGTAAGCTGGGCGAAGGTTTGATGGACGTCGCGATCCGCGAAAAGAAATTCGAGACCGAGGCCCGCGTCAAAGAGGCCGACATCATCGCCAGCGATCGCTTGCGCAAAGTGCTGCACGATCCCGAGAAGGGATACCTGGTGGCGCTGGGCAAGGGCGCCGTCGATGGGCGGGATGCCGCCACCCAGGCCGTGGAAGACATTGGCCGCACCACCATGGAGGGCATCACCGATCCGGTGCAGCAGCGCGCATTCCAGCGGGTCTGGGCCGAGCGGCGCGCATCTGCGCTGGGGCAGGTCGATACGCACGCCGGGCAGCAGCGCA